TGTCCAATACTTGTTTCTTTTAAGAAAATATAAGTAATTCTTATCTAATACTTCTGAAGATAATAACCATATTGTACCTACTTTATCGTTTTGTCTTGACGAAACTGTACCAAATATAGCAGCTACTTCCTTGTTTTTATCAAAGATTGTATAAGTATGAACCTTTCTTTTGGTATATCTAAATGGCTGCAACAATGCTTGTAATGGATCAAGCCCCCATATAGCTAGTTCATACTTATCAACTTGTTTAAGATTCTTTGCTAATTCAAAACAATCTTCAGGAGTAGTCTTTTCAACATATAACATTAACCTCTATAGAGTCTGTTAAATGCATCATCTACTTTCTTCACATATGCTTGATCTCTTTCTTTAGGATCAAAGTATCTTTTGTCTTTCATCATACTTCTTACATCATCTAAAGTTAAAGGTCTTTCAGGTTGTGCTACTTGGTTTGAACGAGTAATAGATTGTTTTTGTGAATCCATAACTCTTTCAAGTGCTTCTATACCATCAGCATTCATACCTAATGTTTGTGAAACTACTTCGTATTGTTCAGGAGAAAAGAATGTAGATGCCCAACTATTTACTGCATCTAATCTTGCATCTGCATTTTCTCCTAGCTTTTGTTTTTCTGCATCAGGATCAACTTGATTACCAATATAAGAATCAACATATTTATTGATACCCTCTTGATATACTTCTTGATCATATGCATTTTCATAACAAAAGTTTTTCCACCAATCTGTCATAGGATTAGCATTTACTAGTTCTTCAGTAATACCCTCTGGTAATTTAGGTAATTCATAACCCTCTACCTTTTCAGGTCTTTCTGCTATAGCTTCTTGTTGAAGTTCATCTACGATTTGATCTCGCAGTTCTTCTTTCTTACCACCTACATACTTTTCAAGATTGGTATATGACTTACCAAATTCTTCTAAATTAACTTCGCCTTTAGTAGCATCCCAAAATTTTTCAGGTATGTGTTCAGGTCTTGGTGCAGGTTCTGTTGTTGTAGGTTGTGATGTTTCATGTGAAACATTTTCCTGCGTTTGTTCTTGTGTTTGAGCAGGTTGTTCTTGTTGCTGCTCAACTGGTTGTGTTTGTTCTTCACTCATCTTTTTTCTCCTTTATCATATTAATACTGATACCTTTATTAACCCTACGCTGAATAAGACCTACGATATATCTTTGCCCCTCTAAATGACGCAAAGCATTATCTGATATCTCTGAACCAGCGACTGTATCTATGGTTATAGATTTCAAGTATTGGAGAACTTGCTTACCAGATGTAGAACCAAATACAGATGTAAATACCATATTTAGTTTTGCTTCTTCTTCTGAACCTCTTTTAAAGTTATCCAATCCAATTAGGGCTTTATTTTGTTCAGTTTTTTCTACCATTGTTATATCCTTACCATTTTTTTAATTACACTTCTAGGGTAAATGTTTCTATCCCCAAAGCCTATTTCCCCATTCTCACATTGATAGCTGCCAAAAGAATATAGATATTTAGGGGTTTTTTTAAATATATATGCTTCTGTATGTATTAAGGCACAATGCATATTAGTGAACTCATTGTAGTCTGTTATTGTTGAATCGCCTACGATATCTTCCCATACGATTAAATATTTATAATACTTCTTATCTCCTATAAGAATTGGCTTACTCGGTTTCTTTGTACTCATCTATCAATATCTTTTTCAAAAACCATATCGCTTTTTTGATATCAGTAGAACCACCTTTATCTCTATGACGAATGATATATTTTATAGATGTAGCATCTGCATAAGGTAAGTCTTTTACCCAATCATATGTTTGTAATTTTTTACCACAGCTACATTGACCTTTCTGATAATATGCTGGATTTATTTTTTCTTTTTCTTCCATAGTATTTCCTCCTTTGCTTCTTCCATATCAAACACAGGTTTGCAAAATCTTAATGGATCAGTTTGTGTTGGATCAACTATAAATACCATACTTCTAAAAATAGTGTGATCTCTAAATCCTTTTTGTTCAGCAAAGTCATCTATTTCTTTATAACCTGATACTCGTACTGCGTGTGCTATTCTTCCTGTTTCATGTCGCTTTATCATTTGATATGCAGAGTTATGTCTATGTCCTGCTACATAAACATCATCATCTCCAAACCTTGCTGCCTTACTCATAGCATGTGCTTCATTCCATTGTGAGTGTCCTGTATAATCATGTCTGCAATTTACTTTGAAGTTTATATTATTTGGCATTTGTATTTTTAATCTAACACCATGATTCTTATAAACACCTGCTTCTTGTCTAAACATAAACTGATTTACATCTCCACCATCTGTATTCCATATGTCATGATTACCACCAATGATAGCTAACCAATGAACACCACATCCTTTAAAAAACCATTCTATTAATTTGATTGCTTGTTTTCTTGTAGTTTCTTGATCTGCATATTTTTTCATCAATCTACCTACCCAGTTATTTGTAATATCTCCTACACAAATACCCATCATGTTTGCATCTCTCATCATTTTTAAATCATGAAGTAATGCTTCCCAATTACATCCCATATCATCTATGTGAGGATCGCCAACAAAAGCTATTCCAAATGGCCCATCTGCTTTACATTGAACAGGAATAATAGAACTTGCATCATGATGTATTTTTTTTCTACGCCATGTATCTAATGCTCTTTGGATTAATTCTTCTGCACTTGGTTCATCATCAGGTAATGAATCAATATGAAATGGAGGAGGGTGTGCTACTTCTTCTTCAGGTTTTTCTTCTTTGTGATATAAATAATATAATCTTTGATATGATTGTCCATATTCTTCAGACGCTTTACCATAACCAAACTTTTCTATGTATGCTCTTATCTCTGGAGTAAGAACAAAATTAGGATCATATTTTACTTTGCGTGGCATTATACATACTCATTATTGAATCTCCTCTGGTTGTTCTTGCTCCATTCCCCCCTGTTGCTGCCCCATCATTTGTTGCATTTGTTGTGCAGCTTGTTGCATTTCTTCTGATGATCTAATTAATTCTTCAGGTATTCCTAATTTTTTAGCAACAAACTTTGCTACTTCATCTTGTTTAACTAATACATTTAATAATTGTGGCCCAACTCTTTGCTGCACCATTCCTAAAAATCTATCTATTGTAGCAACATCTTGTTGTTGTTGTGCTTGTGCTAAAGGAGAAGATGATCTTATTTTTATTTCTCTACCATTAACTACTGGTATTTTTATTCTACCTTGTTTTTTAAGAATATATATTACTCTTTGTAAAACAGGATTAACTAACTCTGCTTGTAATCTACCAAACGCTGCACCTATTTGTCTTGATAAGTCTGCCATTCTTTCTGCAACTTCTGTAGCAGTCATAGGAGTTTTCTCATTTGGTGTACCTAACATATCATTGTATAATGCTTTCTTAATGTTAGTTCTCATTTCTCTTAATACTAAATCAGATACATTAAAATTACCTGCTGGAGATATTGGAGTAAGTCCTTGTGAACCTGCAGCTTTAGGAATAATAGTCCCTGGAATTAGTGATATATTATCTACATTAACAACACCATCATCTTCTACTTGATACATTCCTGATATTGCCATTTGTGCATTTTCTAAAATTAATTCTATAACTAGATTAGAAGTTTTGATTGCTGGTAAAGCTAATTGAAGTGGGCCTCTACCATATACTTCTCCTGCACATTTACTCCATCTGTAAATTATATATGGATTAGAACCTAAACCTTTAAATGTAGTTTCTACAATTTTGTGTTCATACATTTCTGATATTGCACAAAATTTATATTCTTCTTCTTTTGTATTTGAGTAATCTCTATAAACTATTTCTACAACATCACATTCTTTGTCAGGCATTTTTTCCATATCCATCTGCATCTTTTCACTTAATGTACCTGCTGGATATGCAATAAGAATATCTTTAAATTTTATTTTTCTATTTCTAAATATGTAATCAATCTTGTCATCATGACCTGCATCTAAATATATTTGTGGTAAAGGGATTGCTCTAAATCTAACTGGTTGTACTGCATCTCCCTCCTCTACTAAAAGTACACCTGTACCTACTGCACAATCTAAAAATGTTTCATGTACTTCTTGTGAGAAGTTTGAGTTTTGTAATATTTCAAAAACATATTCTGTTACTTCATCTAATAACAGATTAACTTGTTTCTCATCTTCTTTTGGAATTTCAGAACCTGCAACAAAGTCTGCCCATCTTGCATAGTTAGGAACAATACCTGCTTGTAATCTTGATGCAAACTCTTGTACTCCCACCACAGCAGTTTCATCAAATATACGATCAGTTCTTCTTCTACCAATTGATTCAGTATAGAAAGATTCTCTTTGAGGTAATGCAAATTCATAACACTCCTCAAATGTAGAAGTCCATAAATCTTTTATGGCTTTGGCATGATTATATCTACCAATTAATCTTCTTACACCATTTGTATTAGTAACAACTGGTACTTCTGGTTTTACATCTACTACCATTGATTATGCTCCTAAAGTCGGTTTGCTCATCAAAGTAGCAGCTATTTCAAAACCTTGTCCACCTCTACGACCTTGTAGAAGTGATCTTCTCCCAACTCTACCTGAATATGCTGCAACTCTTTCTTCAAATGCTTTTTGCTTATTAGCTGCTCTTTCGGCATCTTGTTGCTTACGCATTCTCAATCTTTGTTGTCTAACACTTTCTTCCTCTACTGGAGGTGGTGGTGGAGGAGGAGCTTTTGGTCTAAATGGCCCTGCACACATAGTTATCTTCTCCTTTCATATACACTTTTTGGTTTAACATCAAAAACATTAAAATTCCTTTTCGCAACTATAGGTTTATTCGTTTTCTTTCCAATAGTCAATGATCTTCCCTCTCCTGCTCCAAGAAGTAAATATTGCAAAGCATCATGAACATGAGAAAATCTGTTCTTATTTGGCTTTTCATCATACCTTTCTCCTGATACTTGGAGTCGTCTATAGTGATATCCACCACTAAATCCTCTAACTAAATTAGTACATTTAGGATCAATTAGTATTCCTGTTTCGCCATCTACCATTCTAGTTAGTGTAGCATTTACAGATTCTAGTCTTAATGCAACATCATTTGATGGTGCTGGTCTTGCATGTATTCCTTTACCTCGTAGTATTTGAAATGGTGTAGATTCATCAGTTTGTACTCTATGATCTCCTGCAGGATCGCCAAATATATAAAATTGTCTTGGAAGATAAGATGACATTATCTGTTTCATAAGTTCAGAAAATTTTACTATACCCATATCTTCTGCAACTAATTCATCTATAACTACCCATCTTTGTCTAATCCTTTGTGCAAATACACAAGCTGGTGTTAATCCAAAGTCTATACCTACAAATATAGGAATACCCTCTGCTATTGCTAAATCTCCTTTTGCTACATGAATATCACTTCTAAATGATTCATATACAGGTTTGCCATCTTCTATCTGTCCTAATTTATTTAATACATAAACATCAATCCAAGATTTAGTTTTACCTCGTATAATATTTTTATAATAGTTTGGTGTAAGGTTATTTATATTCTCTGCTTCTTTGTTTTCTTCATAACCATCAATTTCTTTTTCTTTGTTTCTTAATTCTTTCATAGCAGGTGGTTGATTAAAGAATCTCCAGTTATCAGGTTTAATTAACATCTTTGCTTCTTGTTTAGTTATGTAATCAGGTATGACAGCTTCTCCTGACATAATACTCCACCAATGATCTGTATCTGGTGGGTTAGTATCACAGATAACACCATACCAACTTGGGCCACCATCTCTCATAGATGGATATCTACCTACCCTCATTGAACATGCATCTACAATACTTTTAGGAATCTCTCTTGCTTCATTAATCCATACACCAGTAAGTTCTAATGATAATAATTTTTTTACATCTTCAGGTCTATCAAGTGCTAAAAAAATAACTTCTAGTTCTATATCGCCTTTTTTTATTTTATGAGTATATGGAACACTCCATGCAAAGTTTCCCCATTCTGTTTCAGGAAACCAATCAAGCCATGTTTTAATTGTTGTTGTTCTTAATTGTGGGTTTGTATTTCTTATGACTGCCCATCTACTTCTACGAATACCATCCTCTGCTGGTTTTTGTTCTAATGCTCGTCTAATAATTTCTATGCAACAAGCAACTGATTTGCCTGAACCAACTGGCCCACGCAATCCTCTAAAGAAGTTATTATCTTTTAAAAAATTTTTAAGACTTGTTCCTGATGGTTTATAATTTAGTGATCCCATAATCTACAGCTAGTTTGATTAGTTTCTCTCTTGTTTCAGGAGTAATAGTTTCTATTATCTTATCAGCTTCTCTATCTGTACATTGTTCTTTAGGATAATGTTTCATGTGTTGCGTCTTAACTACTGCTCTTAATTGTACTAAATCTTTTATCGGTATTTGTGTAAGTAATGTCAAGTTCTATACCTTTTAGTTTTTCTAGCTATAGACTTTGGCTGCTTACTAAATTGTTTTCCTGCTGCTTTATCTCGTCTTTTCTTTGCAGTAGTACGAGCATATTCTCTTGCAGATAATGACTTAATAGCTTTTTCAGGTAGATATCTTTCTCCTGTCTTTGATGATTTCTTTCCTGACTTTGTACGCCATTTTTGTTTTGACCATTTAGCTAAAGAAGTTTTTGACTTGCCACCACCTCTATAACCACCACCAGCTTTCTTATAAGCCTTAACTGCAGCTTGGGCTTTTCTTCCTGACCATTGTCCAGCCCTCGTACCATGTGATGCTTGTGCTTTTATTCTAGCAACAATTCGTTTCCATAATGCAGGTTTAGATTTAGTGGCAGTCTTACTCATCTGATAATACTATTTTGTTTATTACCTAGATGCGCTTTCGCCATTGATGTAGCAGCATCTTTAGAATGACCTTTTGACATTTTGTACTCAATGTAATCAGCCATCTTTTGCTTTTCTTTAGCAGTCTTTGCATCTTCTTCATTCTTCAGAATCGCTGCTGCTGTCTTTAGTGCTTTCTGCATCAGCTTGTTTATCGGTGTTTCTGACTTGCTTTGCTTCTTCATAATGTTCCTTACTATTGTTATGTCCATCAGGACTATCTGTTTTAGGTACGAACTTTCCCATGTCTATCTCCTCATATGTTGCTCTTGAACCCTCTGGTAAAGAAAAATTTTTACATTCTTCATACGATAATATCTTTTGATCTAAAAGAATACAATCGCCCATCTGCCATATTTTTACCAAATATTTAGGCAGTTTTCTTTTTCTTTTTTTTCATAGCAGCAGCTACAATCTTTTTCTTTAATGCAGGAGGTAAATTCTTTTGCTTACCTTTCAACATTGATTTGCCTTTGCCTGAAGATTTTTTTCCATACATGATTATTTGCCTTTCTTTTTTTTCTTTTTAAGACGCATTGATATGTTTCTAGCTTTCTTTCTAGCGTCTGCTTTTGAGGATGCTCCCCATGCTCTCAAACTTAAAAGAAGTCTAGTTGGCTTCCCATTCTTATATTCAGGGCCACGCATGTTTCCCATTCTCGCAAGAAAAGATGCTCGTCTAGGATTGTCGCCACTCTTAACAGGTGCTTTTAGTGTACCACCTTTATAAGATGCACGACCTTTAGCATTGAGTCCACCTTTCGGATTCTTCCCTGCCTTTCTCATCCATGCTGGTGTTTTGTAAGCCATGTTAGTTATCTAGCACAAATTGAACGAACCTTAAAGAACATTATTGTGTGAGCAACACCACTAGCTGTAGCGTGTCGTAGTTTTTTGGGGGTGGGGTAACACTCACGACACTACAACCTGTGATTTCTAGGATAAGTCTATATTTATCTTGAAATCACCACCAACAAGGTGTTGGTGTTTGTCAGGGGCTTTGAAACCACTGCGATCAAGTATGTCCTTTGCTGCTTCTAGCTGGACATACTCTGATTTAGCCCCCTGACAAAGTTGTAGTAGTCGTGAGGATGCTTTGGCAGAGTGAATCCCAAGAGAACGCTGTATCTCTTGTGCCATGTACTGCTGCACTTCAGGTTTTCGTAGCATCTTACTGGCACTTACTCTAGCAGAATTACCCTTGTAACCTGCGAGTTTTGATGCTTCTGTAATAGAACATCCACGAGATACAAGCGTATCTACAAGTAACTTGGCTTTGCCAGTTATTTGCTTGGGATTCCTACTCTGACTCAAAGCATTCAAAGGTGCTGAAACTACCTTACTCATGAAACTCCTATCTGTTAATACCTTACAGGGAGTATAGAGGAGAGTCAGGTTTGTGTCAAGCCACCAGCACAGACACAAGATGTAGTAGTTACCGGATGTCGTGCATCCTGTATCTACCTTTTTACAATTACTCCCTTTGTTTAAGTTTAACTACGCCCAACATACAATCAAAGGAGCTTCTTAAACAACAACTAATTTCCCCTCTGCTGCGCAGATTCCTCGCGAAACAAATTAGCTGTTCCCCTCGGTGGGCAAGTACACCTCGGTGTTTAAGACTCCTCCATGATTGTTGTTCATGTTGGCGTGTTAAACATAATAAACAAAGGAGTAAATATATGAAAAAAGGTAACACAATAAAGGATGCACTAGACATCATGGTAAGCTACTACGAAGATATGTCTGTGCCTAATACAAACCTTGACTCTTATACACCTGCAAAAGCAGTGGTAGGGAGTTTCATAAGAGGTAGAGAAGCAGCTTTGAGATCGGCTTTGAAAGCAAGATCAGGCCCAGCTTCTCAAATCAGATACCTTGTATCAGATGAAGTTTGGACTGGAGATGAAATCCAAGATACCAAACTTACGCAGTTACAAGCGTTTGTTGAGAAGATTGATCAGCAAATGGTTTTGATTGAAGAACATAAGCAAGAAGCTATGCAATACTTCTTTGAGAAGTTTGGTGTAGCTTATACGCCTTATGTTCCAAAACCGATCAATGTTGCTAATGCTAAAAAGCAAACTGCAGCATACAAAGATGCTTTGAAACTAGTAGCTAACGCCTAGTTTAATTCAAAGATTATATCCTGCTTGGGATTCACTCCCAAGTAGGATTATTAGTTTGACTCTTATAGAACAAACTGATAACTTACACTTAAAAAGGGAAAGGAATCGTTATGATTTTATACAAAGGAAAAGCTAAAGATTACAACCTGAAGAAATTTCTAGCAAAAAGATATGGTGTAATCGTTAGCAAAAAAATGACAATTAAGGAGTTGGAACAATGTCTGAAGAAGAAATCAATTACTTAATTACTGCACAAAAGCAATTGGATGCAGCATTCTTAAACAAGATCAATACAGAAAAGTCTGCTGCACAATTGCGTAAATGTCTTGCAATCATGACAGAAAACAAAACCATTGATAGCAAGATTAGAGATGCAATCATTAGCAGAATCAAACAGGTGGAGCATGGGTAAAATGAAGTCGTCATTAGCTTGGCCTGAATGGGAAGAACATAAACAACAACAAGAAAGGGATAAGATGAATGCAATAGATGGTTTGAATGCACAAAAAATTCACTGGGAAAATGTAAGAGCATCAATATTCTTGCTGCTTAAACATCATAAAAATTCAATGATGTATTCCCAAGAAGAATATCAATATTGGAAAGATGCTTGGTTAAAAGCAAATAACAATATTGATTCAATCAACAAACAAATGGAGGTGTTATAATGCAAGGCAGAGCAAAAGAAGTAGTCAATGCATTAACAGAAAAGGTTATTGATCTCATGAAGAAACATGGTTCTCAATGGACAAAACCTTTTGCAAATCAAAACTTCATATCTGTAAATGGTCATGAATATTCAGGTATGAATTTTATTTGGCTATCATTTCAGCAGCACAAAAGAAAAGTATATGGTACTTATCGTCAATGGCTGCAGCATGGATGCCAAGTAAAGAAAGGAAGTAAATCAACAAAACTTCTATTCTATAAAACATACAAGAAAGAAGTTGAAGAAGTTGAAAAGACTTTCAAACTATTGAGGACATTTGATGTTTTCAATATTGAACAAGTTGATGGGCCAGTAGAAAAGTTTGATGGCTTTGATAAGAAACCAAACCTTGTCAATGACATTCAAGCTGCTGAAACTTTTGTCAGCAATACTGGAGCTGTCATAAAAGATGGTGGCAAAGCATGTTATATTCCAAGTAAAGATTATATCATGATGCCAACCAAAGACACATTTGCTGATACAGAGCATAGTACA